TCATACGTTTAATCCAAGTGATCCAGGTGATAATATAAGTATATTGTTATCGGATGCAAATATAGAAGATGATCCTCTTGTGCTAGTATTGGAAGAAGTGGATATATTGTTGGATAGTATTCATAATAATACAATTAAGCCGAATAAAGAAATACCCATATCGGTACATAATAAATCAACGTGGACATCATTTTTAGATGACATGTTTTTTTATCGTAAAATTATTTTAATCATGACGAGCAATAAGGTAAAAAGTGAGATTGATAAAATGGACGTTTCTTATTTACGTAAGGGGCGAATTCACGCAAATTATTCCATGCCAAATCAACTAAATTTATATGATTAATGTTCCTAAACGCCGTAATTTTTACTAAAAAATGGAATGTTTGATCAATGTATTTAAATCATCTCGTAACAAATGAGGTTGAAATTGTAATATATAGTCAATGGAAAGTATATGATCTTCGCTGTTACTTTCAAATGGAGTATATATGTACTCCATACAAAATGTGGGAGTAAGTATTTGTGTTTTTAAAATAAGTTTTAGATTTAAGTGATCTATATTATCAATGAGTGTAGGTATATCATATTTATGTTTTATTAGATCATAGTCGGATATCATTATTAAATTGGAAGATTAAAAATATTTCAATTTAATATGGAAAAAGAGTACAGATTTCTTCATTTTGGATGTTGGAATAATTTAAATAAAAATAATAATTTGTATGGTGTTATGAAAAAATTAAAAGAACATACAGAAGAATTTCCTGTTAAGTTTGTTAGTATATCGGGTGACAATTATTACCCAGATAAAGTTAAATCGCCAGAAGGTGTAAAACAAAAAACAATTATACAAGAGAGATTAAATGCAGGATTTGATTGTTTGCCTGAAGGCAAGTTTGAATATATCATGTCCATGGGAAATCATGATTTAGAAACAAATTTATATGTAGATGGTGAAAAAGAAACCAATTGTCATATATTAAGAAGTGAATTAGCCAAACGTTCAGATATTTGTTTATTTAATTCTAAAATTATAAAGTTTGGTAATAAAGTAACCTTATGTTTGTTTTTGGATACATCTATTTATGATGAATCGGATGTAGGGGAATATTTAGAGTGTTATAAAACATTTATAGACTTACATCCGAGACAATTTGACAATGAATTAAAGTTGTTAAAAACTGAATTGATGAAAACTCCCAATATACTAGATACGCATCAATTTAAAGAATGGGTTATAAAAAATGTACATACAGATACAGAAGAAACTCCACTAAGTGCAGCGGCACAAAGTATGGATGAGCAATCGGTTTCTATGGCAATGTATACAATGCGATCAACTGGTATTCTTCACCCAGTAATAATATCTAATAGTAGAACGGAATTACTTGTTTTATTTGTACGATTTTTGCAAAAACAGTATATAAAAAAAATAATAAACGAATTACTTGAAAAAGGTTTAAGTATTGAAAATGTTATCATGTTTGGGCATCATCCTATTGTATGTATTAAAAAAAAAGAAATAGACGAAAAAAGTTTTAAACTAAAATTAAATAGTGATATACACATGCAATTTAATGAATTTTTCCAATCAGGTATAGTATCATTATTTGATCCAGCCACCATGCCAAAACTTCCAACTTATTATTATTTATGTGCAGATTTACATTTGTACCAATCTGGCGTAATTACTATTCTCCCACTTCCAACGAATAACTATCCATCGGTTACAAGGATACATCAATATATTGTAGGAACTGGTGGAACTCCATTAGATCCAGGAATTGAAGATGAAGATGTAGATAAAATGAGAGGAAAACAATTATCTGATGAAATAGTAGATTATAATGTAGAGGATAAAAACCATGAATTTGGGTTTTTAAGTTGTACGGTTTCCCCTGATCATACTTTAAGTTTTGAATTTATTATTGCTCCTGTTGTAGAAGGTGAAAGTTGTCCAGTGAAAGGTGGTACAAAAAAATATAAAGGACGAAAAACTAGAAGGAGCAAAAGATGTTAAATTATTCAATTTGTGGATATATGTTAAATACATGGTTGCATATAGGACATTCGTAGTCACATACAGTTATGCATGGTAAACATAAATTATGTTTGCATTCAGTTATAAATTTGGACGTATATTTCAAACAATGTATACATTTATCCCCACTTCTTTGCATTTTAGACATAAATATTAAACCATCATATTCAGAAGAACGACAATCTCCATATTGTACAAATTTACCAAAATACTTGTCAAATTTTAATGTAGGTAATTCATTAAGAAACAACATTTCTAATTCATTAACAGAAGATATTTCTTTACAATATAATATATCATTTAAGTCATATAAATTTTCAATATAAAAAGTTGAGGTATTTTCAGATGTATTCATTATAAACATATTGACATTAACATTATCTATTATGTCAATAGTAAACCCATGTCTTCCTCCTTTAACTGAAACTTTATCCCAAAGTGTTTTAAATTTTTCTGAGTCTATTATAAAATCTTTATCTTTTGGTGAAATACGAAAATGAAAATTGCCACAAGTTGGAGAACAAAACATTTTTTCACGAATTTTATATAATCTTACGCCTTTACAATTTTCATATTCACACGTATCCATAATTAAATTATATATCAATAAAAAAAAATAATAATGTCAATTTTATTATAGTTAAATAAATAGTTTGCACACAATTTATTTTAACTTTAAATGTTTTCTATCTATTCTGGTTAATTTTATGTAAGGTAATTTATATTTTTTTGATTTAAACTGATTACGGCGGCAAGTTGTATTATATTTCCATCCGCATTTTTTGGTTAAATAAAACATGGAATCAAACGAATTTAGTAAATTCATGGGTGGAATTTGTTTCAAATGTTGTAAAACGTGTTGTAAACAATAATATGCAATAAAATAAATATGATTATGTGTATTATTATTTTTATTAATGATAGTTCCTTCTTCTATAATTCGTTTTTTATAGGAAAGGAATCCTTCTTCTATCGCTTTTTCATATTCATTTAAGTATAGTGAAATTATTTTACTATTTTTTTCACACATGATAAACCAATTTTCTACAATTTCATAGATACCATTTAATTTTTCTCCTTTATAAAATGCAGTATAATCATAGTTGGGCGATTGTTCCCATAATTTATTTATTTTACTAACATCATTATATATAATAGATATATCACTCCACACACCGCCATAATTTTTTAGTAAATACAGACGTATCCAATCTGACTTTTGTTGTATACGAGAAATTGAATTATATTTTTTAGGAAATTCTTTTATATAATCATGGATCGTATTATTATTTAATATAATAATTTCCCAATCGGTTAATACTTTTTTGTTATGATCTATGATATTTTGTATATCTATTGGTATTTCAATCTTATCCCAAAACATCCATATAGTACGGGGTATCATATATTACCCATGATATTTTTTATTTTTTAGTTCTGTATCTATTGTATCATGATAATCAAAAAAATCAAAGTATTGTTTATTTCTAATATGGTCATAATTTTTGGTATGTGCATCTGTTCTATTCATTTTATTGGATTTAAACCATTCCCAGGATTGTATTCTATAATGGTTTAAATGTAAAAAACTATTTGTTAATAATTGTTCAGTACATTCTTGAAAATAATCATGTGTATAAATATCAACATTATCAGGAGTTATAGTGTATGATTTTTCAGTAATACTGTTGTGTAATTCTAAATGGGTTAAATGTTTTCCTCTAATTACAGATTTTTTACCTACTAATATATCAGAACACGTGTGAGATATAGTTTCAGGATATTTACGTCTATGTATAAAATTTTGAATTATACTGGCAGGTTGTTCTGTTAAGCCAGATGAACCAAATAATTTCCAAGGAATATGTATTTTGTGAACATCGGGGGACAATGTTTTCAAATAATCTTTAATGGTTGCAAATCCTCGTCTTGAATATAAAAATTCATCCAAGTCAACTACAATAACCCAATCCATTTTTTTGGCATCTTCTAAATAATAATTTAAATGTTCGGTTTGCGCATATTGTTTAGGATTTATATCTAGGACTACATGTCCAGATTGTATGTAGGGCTGTAAAATAGGTTGATAGGTATCGGTACTTCCGTTATCAGTAAGAAAAAATATATCTACTCCTTCATTGATATAGTGGTCTATCCATTCTTTTAAAGCATGACTTTCATTTTTAAATACGCTTACTATACATAGGTTCATTATACTGTATCATAATTTATTTTTTAGATATTTTACGCGTTTTCATTTTTGGTTTCATTAAAACATTACGTATAGTTTTCATATTTTTTATATCTTTTTTTCTATCTTTATATGCGCGATTACGATAAAAAATATATTTATTTGAAACTTGATACGGTTTTATATTTTTGGGTACAAAACAAAAACTTGCACTTTGAGGATAATATGCAGATGGCAAATATTTACTCATAAATATTCCAATAGCTACATCATCTACAATGTCATATCTTATTTTGGATTGGCGTTGTATCATAAAACGAACTACATCATTAGACATAATAATACTTGTTCCTGATGCAAATAGTGTTCCAAAAAAAGTTTTATCTTTGATACCACTTTTTAGATCTAACCATTGTAAATTTAACATAAATCCACTTGTATATACTTTTGTTTTTGGCAATGTTAAACAAAAATCATTTAATTTGGGAATATCTATAACAGTAGACATGTTTGTCCGAATAACATAATCAAATTGCATATGTTTTAACGCGTATTCTAATGCTTTAATTGTTTTATAGGTTATATTTGAAAATGTATCTTCACCTTTTACATAAATAAAATCACCTTTTATTACAATATCTTCTGTTTGGTCTTTACAAAGATCAATAAAAAAAGAAGTTACATTTTTAAATGTATGAAAATAAGAACGCTGAATTTTTAACATTTCTTGGTAATCTTTGTTATCCGAATATATAGCTAAAATTAATAATTTCATATAATATAATACTATATAATATGAATACTATTTGTTCATTATCGTCGGACCAAATTAAAAAAATAAAACAAACTCCAAAAAAACAAACTCCAAAAAAATATATACCCAATTACGATCCAGCTAAACCTCAAGTTATACCCTTGCATATTTATCAAACATGGCATAATATAGATGAAATGCCTCTTGCGGTAAAAGAAAGTATTCAAACTCTGAAAAAACAAAATCCTGAATTTGAACATCATTTATATGATCAAAAGCAATGTCGTACCTATATTCAAGAAAATTTCCCTAAACGTGTATTAAACGCATATGACAAAGTAATACCGCATGCATTGAAAGCCGATTTATGGAGATATTGTATTATCTACAAAAATGGTGGTATATATTTAGATTCAAAATATTATGGAATAGATGGATTTAAATTTATTCATATTATAGATAAAGAACATTTTTGTAAAGATATTCCATTCTCACATGATGCAATATATAATGCAATATTAATATGTAAACCAAACAATACAATTATAAAAAAATCATTGGATCAATTTGTTAAAAATATAGAAAATAATTATTATGGACCGTACGTATTGTGTGTAGGACCATTAATGATGCGACAATTTGTGAGTGACAAAGAATATAATGCATTACATTTAACGCATGTATGGGAAAACCAAAAAAATAAAACAAATAAATTTATTTGTTATAATAATTATCGTATTTTAAAATATCATATCAGCTATAAAATGACAAAAAAGCATTGGACACATCAATGGAAAAATAAAACTATATATGCTTAATTTTACGCGTTTTATTTAATTTTTTGTACATATTATTTGTAATTTTTTGTTTGTATACATTTAAATAATAAGGTGCTTTTGTGTTATACGAAATGT